TTTCTTGTGCTGATTTTTTGGCGTCTACTTGTTTTTGTTTATCAGCTTGAGCCTGTTCGCTTGAAGATAATTTTGCTAACTCAGCAGATATTTCATCAGGTATCTGTGTTGTAGACATACTGTCATCATCTAACATTCCAACACCAAATGATGCTCCAGTTCCGTAAGCTGCCGATTGTGTGGGTTTAAAATTGTAGGAACCTGGATTTAATGGATTACGTGGTTGAAAACCTGCTTTTCCCTTAACGTTAACTCCGCCTTTTTTTCTTCCAGATATAGGATTTAACTTTTCCCCTGCTTTTTTAGCAGCATCTGCAATTTTTTTTAATTTTCTAGCCGTATTTGCACTTTTGATAGCCGCTGCCGCACCAACACCTACTCCTGTTGCTGCAAGTCCAGTTGCTAAATAATCCATAGGATCTTTATAATCAAAAACATACGTCCTAAAAGCCCCAGGTGCATCACTTTGATCTTGTGCTTGTAAGGTTAATTGTATTTCTGTTGTTAAATCAGCAGCAGTTTTTCCTGTTGGGTTTATGCCTAAACTTTTAGCGTACTCTAAAATGGATGGAGATAAAGAGGATACGCTGTCTCCTTCTGCAAACATTCTTCTTTGCAATACATTCATATTAGTTATCCTTGTCCTTGAGAATATGCGTTATAAGCGGCAGTGTATGGATTTGTATTACCCTGTCCTGTATTTTGCATGCCGCCGTAGGTACCTAAGAAAGTTCCAATACCAGCAGCTAATGGATCTTGTGGCATACCGTATGTGGTCTGTACATTTGAAAAACCTGGAGTGTATTGTGGCAAAAATCCTTGTACGTAACTGGCTGCTTGCGTAGGTGCAAATCTATCTTGTACAGCTCTTTCGTATTCTCTGCCTAGTCCTACGTCTTTAACACCTCTTGCAGTAGCACCTAAATTAGCAAGCTCACTTCGTTGCGCTGATCCTAAACCGTAAGCCGTACTACCTATACCACCTATTTGTCCGCCATACCCAGCTATATCTGAACCTATTGTTCTAGCAAGACCAGATCTACGTGCGCCTATATCTCCAAATTGTGTTCCAAATCCAGCTAAGTTACCTGCCAATCTTTCTCTTGCTCCAGCTTGTCTACCAAATTCTCCTAAAGCTGTAGATTGAGCTTGTCCAAAGCCTTTACTTCTTATACCAGCTAAAGCTTCTCCCAATCCTCTTCCTAAAGATGCTCTTCTTTCATCAGCAGTTAGTCTAGCTCTAGAACCAAACGCAGACTCTCCGCCTGATTGTATATCTCTAGCTCTTTGCGCTACATCTTGTATGTCGCTTTGTTTGAATGCGTCATCTATTGTTTGTTGTACGACTCTATCTTCAAAAGGATCGTAAAATTGTTTTGTTAGGTTTGGATCAAACTGCATACCAGCAGCTTGCCTAGCAACGTCGGTTGCTGCTCCTAAATAATCTTGTTGACCAGCAAAATAAGGTTGGGCTAGTTCTCCAGCTCTACGTGACATACCTATACCTTCCTGTAGACCAGCTAAATTAGCATCTAAATAAGGTTGGTAAGAACCAATACCCCCGTAAGCACCTTGCATCGCAGCTATTTCTAATGGTGATAGACCTGCGGTCTGTCTCATTATTGATGGTTGTCCGTAAGATTTATTAGCTGCGCTAATAGCTTGAGATATTATTCCTGGAGTGTCTGGTGAACCAAAGTAAGCTTCACGTACAAATGGATCAGAAGTTCTGTCATCTCTTGTAAAACCTGTAGCAACAGGATTTATAGTAGCTGGATTAGTTGATTCTGCCATTAGACTGCCTCAAATATGTTCATTAACTCACGCATGTTTTCAACGCCTTTTTCTCTTGAAGCGCTACCACCAGAAATTAATTCTATGCCTGATTTAGTTTTGTTAACGTTAAATGCACCTGCACCTTTAGTTGCTGCTGCGGTCATTACAAATTCACCATCACTTAACATCGCAGGTATGTCATCAGAAGTACCCGTACCAGGTCCTTCAGACTCACCACCGTCACGCATATCAAGTTCTTGTACTGCTGCTAAACCACCTCCATTAAAATATTGTCTAGCCTCGCCTCCCCCTGCTACGTTTAATACAGCAGGTTTAGGTCCTAATCCAAATTCACCTCTAGTTCCGCCTGTTCCTAATTCTTTTGAGAGTTGGTATCTACCCAAAGCATCCATACTAACTTGAGGCGTAACTGCAAGACCACCAGCTTTATCTTTAGCTGAGTCGTAAGCTAGTTTTCCTAAAAATCCACTAAGTCCCAAAGCACCTAGACTACCTAACCCTCCAGCACCAATTTTTCCAAAAGGATTAAGCCCAGCGCCTTGATTTCCTGACCCAGTTAAAAAACTTAATGGACCTGTTCCTTTGTTTGGATCAACGTTAAATAACTTGTCTGCAATACTATCTGGACCAAACATTCCGCTAAATCTAGGATCGCCGCCTACTTGAGTGAAATTACCTTTATCATCTGCTTGAAAAACGTTACCCGCTTCATCTTTGTAGTAGCCTGTAGCTTCATCATAAGATACTGCGCCTTGTGGTTCTACTGGCATACCGCCACCTATTAAACCCGCTAATGGTCCGCCCTTTAACATCCCACTTAAACTACCTAACCCTTTAAATCCACCAAAACCTTGAGCAGCTCCTCCAGCCATACTAGAAACACCTGGTATTCCTAATCCAGCTATTCCACTTAGAGCAGAACTTCCTAAACTTCCTAAAGTGCTTGCTACTCCGCCTAGACCTACTTTAGTCAAAGCTGATCCAGCCAATCCACCTATACCACCAAGAGCTGCGCCAAAGGCTGTACCAACTCCAGGTATTAACATCGCTACAGGTGCTACTTTTTTAGCTACCTTTTTAATTGATTTAAAAGCTTTTTTTAAAAACCCAAACTCAGCTAAACCTGTAATTGGGTTGATGGACATACCAGATCCAACTGCATACTCGTTTGGGTCAAGGCCAGCAGCCCTCATCTCTTGGTTGATACGTGCCTGCGTAGAGGCTGATATTACAGGTGGTACGACACGTTCGCCCAAAGCTACGTGAGCCAGAAACTGATCTTCGTCTCTTCCTAAAGTTGCTATTCCTGTTCCTGATCTGTCAATTCTATTCATTTGTTTTATTCTATCGTTTTTAGTGGTTTTGTTAAATAAAATTCATTTCTAAATAGTTTTTTTTATCTTCCCAACAAGGACGTGATATCAGCCAAAAAACCAATAAATATCGGTCCCCTGTCTGTACGGGCAGTCCTCGGTGCATGTGAGTAAAACTAGGAAACATCAAAGCGCTACCTGTTGGAAGCGGTTCAACAATACCTCTACCTTGAAATTCTGTTCCACCACCCTCGTATTCACCTGTATTTAAAGGGATTACTACGCTTATATCTGCACTAGCGTCGTGGTGCCAAGCTCCTTGTTGCTTGTCTCTTATATTATAGTTGGCTATTTGTACGCCACCATCTGTAACGACTCTTCCCCAAAGACCCATAAATATAGGGTTTAAAATACTACTGACCACACTCATCAAGGAAAAGTATAAGTCAGGTATATGTTCTTGTAAGACTATCTCAGGTATCTGTCTGAGCGTGTCTTCTTCTTTATTAGGCTCAAAGTTAAAGTGTTCTTTGATGTTTTGTAGTTCGTCTTTAAATATATCGCAAAATGTTTCTGAGAATATAGGTGCTGTATAAACATCCTTGATAGGCTCATCTATAACAGCGTGTAGTGGTAGTTTGCCTAAGTCTTCTTGTCCCTGAGACTTTAAAAAACGTACGATATCTAGTTGCGAGTCTTTAACAGCTTGAAAAGTTTTGTCTTCTATAAACCAGTCAGAGGGTTGAGTAAGAAGAAGATTACTCATTTCATACGCTGATTTTATATTTTCTACTGCTTGCATATCAAACTTTAATAGTTGTCGCTCCGTTATTTCTGATAGTGACAGAACCTAGTTCTGCTTGCAGTTGATACCCCTGCGGATTGACGGGTGTATGTAGCTGTATCCATTTGAAGCCAGTATAAACCTGTAATACTCCAATTGATGTGTTCCATATTACATCACCAATAGAAAAAGCCAAAGTGCTGATTTGTTGGTCGTTATACTGGGGTGTGCTGTCAGGATCAAAGGTTCCTAAGTTTAATTCTAGGATTCTGACTAAACGATTGTAAATATCTTTATTTACAAACTGATTGGATTCTATTGGTAGACGGGTTTCTAATAGTTTGCTCATCTTCTACCATCAGTTTTCACATCAAAACGTGTAGCGCCTAATCGCCATCCTAAAGCAAGATTACCGCTACCAGACTGATCGTCATCAGATTCAACTCTGATAACAGCCTGTCGTCCTCTAGCCCTTATATTCGCTTTTGTTGTAGAAGAACTAATTGCAGAAGTAGCTTTAGTTGTTAAAGATTCACCTGGAAAGTTTCTTACCTTAGTCAAAATATTTACAGATCCAGAGTTGTCGTCTTGTAAAAAACGTATGTCAGGTATGATAGAGGATATAGATTGGAACTGGTCGCCATCTCCTATATCAAAGTCACTTGATTCGACGAATACACCAGTCATCGGACTACCATCGTCGTCAAAACCAATCTCATGCTGGTAGAGATAATTTTCTTTTGTAGCTTGTGGGTAGTTAACTACACCAGTATCAAGCCAAGCAGTTCTTTCTAGGTTGCCATAGTACCAAACTTGTTCTTGCGTGTTGTATATAACGTAACGATCTATTTCAGATGAAGAAGATGACGGATAAAACCAACCTATTTCGTTATTTTCACTATTACTAAAAGCATGTATTTTGTAAGCTTGTCCTACGTTTAAATCTGAGAATACGTAATTTAAAACAGTACAAGGTAGTTTTTGTACGCTGCCGTTGTACAAGTAAAAACTACCGTAACTCATAAAATAAATACCTGAGTCAGTTGTAATAGCTCCTTTGGGTCCAATTAGTCCCGCACCTTCGTTAATAAGGTTTACTGCAAATGTAAAAGGTGGTCCAACAAATTGCATGCTGTATAAAGAGGTGTCAGTAAATACAACTATCTCTTGTCTTGATTTAACTGCGCCTACTATTTTTGATCCGCTAGATAGACGCAAAGAACCTGCACTGTTAGTAATTAATGGTTCAAACTCTAGTTCATTTTCTTGGTCAGAAAAAGCAATAAGCATCGGGTCTATAACATCACTTCTTGCACTTCCCACAATAGGATCTGCACCTAAAACAATTAGATGCCTGTCTACTTCTGATGTAATGACTTGTAAACCAAGTGTAGGGACTAAATTAGCACCTGCTACATCAGACAAAGCAACTGCTCTGGTGCTAGTTCCATTATTTTCTACCCATCTATAAATACCACCCCCCCGCGGATTGATAATTAAATTTTCACCAAAGTTATCATGTGTCCATAATCTTAGCTGCCCAGATGCGCTTAT